GGCTGGCCAGGCTGCGCCCAGTGACATGGAGCTTGAGCTCGAATCGGGTGATTACATCAACATGCCTGCCGGCGTGTATTTTCATTCTGTGAGATCTCCAAGCGAGTTCATGCCATTGGATGATGCGCAAACTTGGCTGGCACAATGGCATGCGGGTGCTCAGCGCGTTAGAACCCAACGGGACAGGTCTGAGGACCGCCTAGCGGGGGCGAAGCGCGACAGAACCCAACGGGACAGATCAGATGATGGCCCGGCGGGAGCGAAGCGTGAGCGGGACATGTCAGGTGATCGCCCGGCTGACGAACAGCCGGTCAAGCAATCCGAGCTTGACCCCCCATCCCAAGCGGTCGGTGATGTGTCGGTGGAGGGTGATGCTACCAACAACAATCACCGTCAGGAGGAGGACACTGCCAGTGCTGGTGTTGCTGAAGACACACCGAAGGAAGTCGCTGAGGATGCGAAACTTGGCACTATGGGCATTTGGGAGAGGTTAACTGGGTGGGCTACGTGGCGCAAGGAGCGTCAGGTTAAGCGGAGCGCCGCCGAGGCTGTCGCAACGTATCGAGGTGTTGACACCTGGGGGGAAGACGACATAATGGTCACCCCACAGGTGCCGTTCGCTGAGTGGGTTCGACAGGGAATTGATAAGCGCATAGGGAAGTATGTGGCCGCACGTAAACACAATAGTGTGCACCGCGAAAAGTACAGGTTCGATCGCAATGCAAAGCTGATCAAGGTTTTGGCCGAGGAGGTTTATGTTTCTCTCCAGGGCAAGCTACAGAAAGGCGATGCTAACGATTGCGCCGTGCTACACCTAGCAATTAAGCAGGTGGTCGAGGGTGCGTTCAAGGATGGCGTGCAGTGCCCGGTTGGCCCCGATGGGGTAATGCAACAGGTGAAGGTTCGTCGTGAACAGCGCAAGTTTTTCATCGACGCTGTGAAAGCCTTCTTCTTCGTTGCTGAGGAGGCGGACGATTTCTGGTCCGCTATCACAACCGGGGGTTCTGCGGTCACTAAATAGGGGTGCCTCGTGCGGATGTTGGCTAGAACAACAGAGGCCAGTTGTTATCACGACGGCACTGTGTTCAAGGGCATAGCCATTGTTCCGCATGTGGGTGCAGCGCCTTCCAAGGTTAGATATGTGGTTATTGCTCCACACATGTCTAGCCGTGTCGATTTTGGAGCGCACAATAATAATTTGCCTAATCTCTGCCGAGCATTGAATGAACGCGTCTTCAATGTTCAGTCTCCCCAGGGATTAGTCCCGACCCCCTTGCCGCATCCGGGGGTTTGGCAAAAACTATCACCCGTAGCTCGTAGGTTAGCTTCACGGATCACTAAATTTGGTATGGTTGAACCTCTCACCTCTCAGGAGTTTGTTGAGCAGAGTCCCTCAAATAAACGTGCTCTGTATGCGGAAGCTGCCAAAGAGCTGCGACAGTTGGGATGGGGTAAGCGCCACGCACGAATCAAGGCTTTCGTGAAGTTTGAGAAATTGAACTTCACTAAAAAGAAAGATCCTGCCCCTCGTGTGATCCAACCGCGCAACCCAGTATATAATATTGCATTAGGGAGGTTTACCCGTCGCATTGAGCATGAAATGTACAAAGCTCTTGCGGAGGATTGGGCTGACGGTGAAAGGGGTTACACCGTCGTGGAAGGGTGGGAGGATGAGGCTGTTGTAATGAAGGGATTAACTGTTGAAGAAACAGCAAAACAGTTGCGGCGTAAATGGGACAAGTTCCAGTGCCCTGTGGCTATTGGACTTGATGCTAGTCGGTTTGATCAGCATGTAAGCGCGGATGCACTCAAGTGGGAGCATTCAGTTTACAATGCCATATTCAATAATAAGGAATTGGCAGCGCTGTTAAGACTGCAGTTAAACAATGATGGTTTTGCATACCTCGATGGGCATAAGTTGACATACACCGTTAGTGGCACACGCGCTAGTGGTGACATGAACACTTCATTGGGAAATTGCATGATCATGTGTTGCTTAATTCGCGAGTACGTATCTGAGCTGGGGATTCGTGCTGAGCTGGCTAACAATGGTGACGACTGTGTGTTATTTGTGGAAAAACGTGACATGCGGAAGTTAGATACGCTCCCTGAATGGTTCTTGCGCTATGGATTTGAGATGGAGGTTGAGCCGCCCGTGTTTGTGTTTGAAAAGATCGTATTCTGTCAAGCACAACCAGTATTGGCAAATTCTGAGACCAATACTTGGGTTATGGTACGCCAGCCGGAGGCTGCATTAGGTAAGGATGCAATGTGTTTGTCTGCTAAGGATGAGCACTCGTATCGCCAGTGGGCTTACCAGGTTGGAGTCGGGGGACAGGCATTGTATGGTGACATGCCGGTCTACTCCGAATTGTACCGCTCTTACAAACGTAATGGGTTGAAGAGCAAATGTGGCCAATCACTTCTTTTCTCGGATAGCGGGTTTATGAGAATGACCCGCCAAAT